CACTGCACAAACTTGTTAAGGATGGATATACATCATGAGCGGAGATCACAATATGAATCAATTCAAATACGGCAAAGCCATTAACGGCGGAGAACACAACATGACCCAAAAGCAAGACGCTGGCGATCCGCTGTGAAGCTACGCCCGTATCAGGACGAAGCCGCTGACTTCCTCTACAGCAACGACCGCGCGATGGTGCTTGCGCCAGTCGGTGCTGGCAAGACCGCGATCACGCTGACGGCCATGCACGCGATGCTGACCGACGGCTACGCCTCACGCTTTCTGGTGCTAGCGCCGCTACGCGTCGCGCAGTCAGTCTGGCCGGTAGAAGCTGCCAAGTGGACGCCTAGCCGACGCGTCGCGGTGGCGGTCGGTTCACCCGCGCGCAGGCTCTCGGCCATACATGACGATGCGTCCATTGTTGTAACCAACTACGACACCCTGCAATGGTTGGCCGAGCAGGATCTGAACTTTGACGCGGTCGTGTTCGATGAGCTGACGCGGCTCAAGAACCCATCCGGCAAACGGTTCAAGGCGCTCTCGACCGTCATCGACCCCATGCAGATCCGGTGGGGGTTGACAGGTAGCTTTACATCTAACGGCCTTGAAGACGTGTTCGGGCAGTGCAAGATCGTTGACCAGCGCATGCTGGGGCGCAGCAAAGGCGCATTTCTGCAGCAATACTTTCACTGCATCAACCGCGACTTCGGCGACTACGTGGCGCTGCCAGGCTCGCTCGAGGCGGTCATGCAGCGCATCCGTCCGTGGACGTATGTGCTCGAGCCTGGCGAGTACCGTGACCGGCTGCCGCCGCTCAACACGGTGCCGATCGAACTCACCATGCCGATGGACGACTACCGCGCGATGAAGCGCGAGATGGCGTTGATTTACCCCAACGCCGAGGTGATTGCGGCCAATGCTGCTGCTGTGACGTCTAAGCTGCAACAGCTCGCAAGCGGGTTTGTCTACGACACCGAGCGACAAACGGTTTGGACGTCCTCGCACAAGTTGGACGCGGTAGAAGACCTGCACACCGAGAACCAACGCGCGCCGATGCTGGTTTGGTATCAGTACAAGGCGGAACTCGCCGCGCTCAAGGCGCGTTTTCCACGCCTGCAGACGCTTGATAACGACGACAGCATCCTGCGCTGGAACGCGGGCCAGATCGAGATGCTGGCCGTCCACCCCGCGGCCGCCGGGCACGGGCTCAACCTGCAAGGTCAATCGCGCATGGTGTGGATGTCGCTACCATGGTCGCTGGAGCTATACGAGCAGGCAATCGGTCGACTGCACCGTGGCGGGCAGACGCGAGAGGTTTGGAACTATGTGCTTCAGACCCAGGACACGATTGACGAGACGATTCTGAACGCGCTACAGGACAAACGTGAGCTAGCGTCACTAGCACTGGAGGCTTTGAAGTGAACCGTTGGAATGAGAAGTTAAAGGCCGCTCGGTCTGAGGCGCGCATACGGCAGCGTGAGTTCAACGCCGCTCAGCGCGCGCTCAACCGAGTGTTGGCAGAGATTGCAACTTTGGAGAAGAAAATTGAACTGGCGCGAGCTACAACGAAGGCTTAACACATTAACCGAGGAGGAACTATGGAAGCTGATCGAGGACGAACTGAAAGGCCAACGGCGTGTATCGTTGATCGAACGGATGCACATGCGGGTTGCAGCATTACGCACTACCCGCGAGAGGCTGGATCTTTTGAGACGCGCGACGCGATCTACGCCGTAGGTGTGGCGACTGACGTGCAGAAGACGTGGCGTCGGTACGGCTGGGTGCCGCCGTCAGAGCTGCCGGAGTACTATGAAAAGTGGGCGCGCGCCCAGCAACCAACACGCATATCGGAGATCGGACGTGGTTGATTACAGCGAAGGCTACTTGAACTTGAAGCGCATGGTGGACGAGATTTGGCAGGCCATCATGGACAACGACATGGAACGCGCTCGAGACATCTGCGCGGCGACGGTCGTGGAAGCACGCTTGCTGCGCCATCAGATCGGCTTGCAAAGTGAGAGTAGACATGACAACCAAAGATAAGGTCTGGCGGTATCTCAGCGGCCACAAACGCGCCGTGACTGCGCAGTTTTTGTCAGACTACTTCATTCAATCAAAGTCCACGATCATCAAGGTACTCAATGAACTCAAAAACCAAGGGAAACTCGAAGTCGTCTTGGCTACAGACACCAAATCTGGACGCCGCCCCTACGCCTGGCGACTCAAACGCGTTGGGTGCATGGCCTTTTCCGAACTGGACGACGCACCGCCCGCGCCACCAGCCCCTCGACAGCCCGCCTACAACCGACCAATGCAGAACTCGTACCCATCAGTACGAGGATATGAAGACTGAACTTGGAGAAGCAAAATGGTAGACATGGTCAACCATCCGCCGCACTACACGCGTGGCGGCGTGGAGTGCATCGACGCGCTAGCGTCAGCAACAGCAGGGCTTGAGGGGCTGGATGCAGTCTGCACGGCCAACGCCATCAAGTATTTGTGGCGCTGGAAGCAGAAAAACGGTGTTGAGGATCTGCGCAAGGCGCAGTGGTATATCGCTAAGCTGATTGAGACATCTGTAGCGCCAGAACCCGACCTTCTTCGACGCGCCGCCCCCAACCCCGACCAAACGTGGACCACGTGGGCAGTGTCTGTAGATACGCCAGACGGCGATCTTGGAAAGTATTGATCACGTCCGCTGCCGGCATGGCCGCGACGGCTCGCAAGGTCAGCGGGCCGATCGCGCCATCCGGCGTGGTGCCGATAGTCTCTTGCAAGAACTTAGCCGCGCGGCCTGGGCCGCTGTTGATCGCGGTATCAAAGACCACGTAGTCCACGCCTGCTGGCAGCTCGTCAGCTTTGACCTTGTCCCAATACTTGTCTTTGTACAGCGGCGCTACGTCAGCAGGCGTCAACGCGCGCATGTCGGCCTCATCAACCGGATGGCCGCACCACTTCTCCCAGGTCGTCTTGGTGCATCCTAGATTGGTCATTCCGCCGGGGTCATCTTTGTGGTTCACAAACCCACCTTCGTGATGCAGCACAGCAGCTAGCGCAGCGTCCCAGTTTGACTTCATTTCTTCGCCTCAAGGGTCTCTTGCTTTGCCTTGGACCCAGCGCTTGAGCCAAAGAAAAAGTTCAGAATAGTCGCTACGACAGTAGCTAGGATAAACCCCAACACCGTGTCCGCAAAGCGCACGTTATTTTCGGGGATCGTCACCATCGTGATCAAGAAGATGTAGCCCGCAGCAACCAACGACCAGAAGGTTGCCAAGATGTAGACGAATGACCGGCTGATACCGTTACCGTTTACCAGCGCGGCGATCTGCATGGCGCGCGCGTCAGCGGTGTTTTTATTGGCCTGCTCGACCATGAACTCTTCATGCTGCATTGCCCGCTCGCGCAGGCGCGTGATGTCCTCGGCGCTCATGTCGGGCTTTAATTCCACGCCAGTCTTTTCTTGGACGTAATCAAGCCCCTTGTCCACGACCGCTTGCGCGACTTTGGGTAGGTTGTTTTGGATGAGGGTAGAAACAATGCCGGCAATGACTGGGATCATCTGACAATCTCCGCGAGGGTCAGCATTAAGGCAGCGATCAGCAAGATGATAATGCCGAAGATGTAGTTCATTCCGGCCATCGCTCTACAATAAAAATGATGATGTGGGTCAGGATGATGCCACCCAGGCCCACGACGACGGCGATCAGACCTGCGTCTGAGGCGTTCTTGATGAGCTTCTTGCGTCGGCGAATCTGTTCGTAAATCATCTTCTCACGCTGCTCTTTGATGCGCCGCCGCATCTGAATAAACTCTACGTAGCCTTCCCGGCCAAGGTGCTGTAGCGCACCGTAATGGAACCAGTCGTACAGCGTTTTCTCCATCTGCCTGATCTTTACCTGAGCCGCATAGGAGTCGAACGCTTCCACCGTCGCAGACTTGGAGAAGACGAGTTTCTTAAAAAGCGGCGGCTTGATGTTCTCTTGGCCGCTCATCCATTCTTGCAGGTCGCTGACCGCGCCTGCCCACTTGCCGAGCTGACCGAAGACATCTTCAGCCTCGCGCCCCAGCTCTACCGCCTTCTTCAATCCGTTGAAGACAGCGGTCGCAGTCGCCAACAGACTGATCGGGTCAAGCATCAGTGAACCTTTAAGACGATCCCCAAAAGCAGCAGGATAATCGCCCCCGCCGCCCCGATCAAGATGTGCTCCAAGCGCTTGATGCGCAGGATCGTCTCAGTCCAACGTTCCGCGCAGACAGCCTCGTGCGTGCTCAAGCGACCCTCCAGTTCGTTAGCAGTTGCCATCAATCTCGCCCTGATACAGTCGTGGTTGCCGTTGCTGCCGATCCTGCCGGTATCCAAGTCCGGTCGTCTGACAGCGCCTTGAGAACCGTATTGCGCTTGGCCGCAGGCACGCGATCAAGCGCGGTCAGCAAGTCTTCATTGCTACGCATAGCTTTGATGAGGACGTCCATCGTCTTGGTGTCAACCTTTGCGCCCAAGATTGACAAGACGCGGTTGCCCGCTGTGACCGTCGGGTCAAAGAACGCCGGCAGCTTAAACAGTCCTTTGTTGCGTTGCAGTATGTCTTCGATCGGCTCGCGGCCTTGCTTGACCGCCGTCTCGACAGCGCCGCGCTTCTCCAGTTGCTCTGCAACTTTGCTGAGCGTCGGATAGCGCGACCCCATCTCTTTGACGACATCGTAACTGCCGACGCCAAAGATTTTCTCAATGTCCTTTGGCCGATCGCCGCGCACCAGTTTGACGTACTCGTCAGGCGAATCCTTGAACAACTGCAACGCCTTAGCGGCGGCGCGCTGCTGGTTAACTTCAGCCATGCCTGACTCGAAGGCGCGCAAGTAGTCACGCCAGCCTGTGCCGCCCGCTTGTTCAATAGCGTCGTCCATCAATGGCTTAATCTTCGACAGAATGCCTGCCGCTACTTGACGTTGCGAGTCAGCACTTTCGTTGGGGTACAGCTTGCGGATTACGCTGTTGACAGAGTTTTTGCGGATGGCTTCGAGCGCGTAAGGATCAATGACGCCGTCTTTAGTCCACTTTTGGATGTCGCTAACAACGCCTGACAACGCAGCATCAAACGCATCGTTGCCTGCCGTTTCTGTCTTAGTTCCAAGCGCGCGAATTTTGTTGACAACATCCGCAGTTTTAAGCGGCTGCAAACCTTCCGCTGCAAGACTATCTAACGCGTATTGTTTGAACCGCGCGGCTTCGCCAAAATTAAGCGACCCTTGCGCAGCATCAGTCATTGCTTT